TGCTTCTGGTTCTTCTGTTGAAGGTGATGAGCAGCAAGGTAGAGAACTTGGTCGTGTTATCTCAGCAGCAGTACAATCTGAAATATTACAACAGAAAAGACCTGGAGGTTTACTTGCCTAATGACTACTTTTACTTTTAATGATAATGGTGTTGGAACGACAACTGGTGGTACTACTCCAAGCTATAACTTAAGAAAAAACTCTTCTCCAAATATTAGAACAATTCGTTTTGCAGATGGTTTTGAGCAAAGGATTCTTTTTGGATTAGCAAGTAATCAAAATCCAAAAATTTATAATCTTACATTTAATGTATCAGAAGCAGATGCAACAAAAATTGAAGATTTCTTTGATGCTAGATTTATAGACAACAAAAGTTTTAATTTTACACCTCCTGGAGAATCTACTTCATCTAAATTTGTGTGTGAAGGTTATAACAAACAAATTCCTTATCTAAATAGAGCCACGATACAGGCAACATTTAGGGAGGTATTTGAATCATGACATCATGCCCTGATACTAATGATCAGACTCAAGGAGTATCAAATTCTGACATAAAAATTACTAAAGAATTACAGCAGTCAAATCCTTCTGCGATTATTGAATTATTTCAATTAGATCTTATACCTAATATTCACTATGATCCAAAACAACTTAATTCAACAGAAATATCTACAAGCTACTTTTTTCATGATGGAACAAGTAATAATAATTTTGGTTCTATAAAATGGACAAAAGGAGATATTAATAATACAACAGTAGAATACGTTTCTTTACCCGTAAAAGCTGAAGGTTTTAAATTTGGTAGAGGACAACTACCTAGACCTACACTAACTTTTTCTAATGCATTAGGTGCTTTTACTAATATTTTAACGGTTGTTAATGCATTTAATACTTTTAGTGATAGTTTTTCAAATGAAGGATTAATTAACAATGACCTCACAGGTGCAAAAGTTACAAGAAAAAGAACATTAGAAAAATTTTTACCAACTTCTAACTACAGTACAGTGCCTACTTATAATGCCTTTGATCCTACTTATCCCGAATTTCCAAAAGAAATTTATTTTATTGATAGAAAAAGTGAAGAAAATAGAGAAGTGGTTCAATTTGAATTAGCTGCAAATTTTGATTTGGCAAATATAAAATGTCCTCGTAGATTAATAAACAGAGATCATTTTCCATCAGCAGGGGTTTTTAAAGGATGAAACAGTGGCAACAAATAGCTATAAGAGATAGCAAGCTTGAAAGTCCAAAAGAAGCTTGTGGTTTAGTTGTTAATGTAAAAGGTAAAGAAGTATTTTTTCAATGTGTTAATTATTCCAAAGATGAAAATAATTTTATAATAAATCCTGATAATTACGCTGCTTGTGAAGAAAAAGGTCAAATAGTTGCTATTTTTCACAGTCATCCAAAAGGATCTTCTGAACCATCTGATGCAGATAAAATTAGTTGTGAAGCATCAAAACTTCCTTGGTATATTTATAGTCCCTTAGAAAATACTTGGTCGAAGCTTGAACCTAATGGTTATAAGCCAAAACTGTACGGTAGACCTTGGATTTGGGGTCTTACTGACTGTTACACTTTTATTAGAGATTGGTATAAAGAAGTAAAGAATATAAATTTAAAAGATTACGAAAGAACATTAACTGCTGAAGAATTTTTACAAAACCCTTTATTTGAAAGTTATGCTTGGCGTACTGGATTTAGAGAACTTAGAAATTATGAACCTCCAAAAAAGGGAGATGTTTTTCTTATGAAGCTTTTGCATCCAAAACCTAGTCATGTAGCGGTTTATGTCGGTGATTCAAATATTGCACATCATTGCAATGAAAGACTAAGTTGTGTTGAGCCTTATAGTGAATTTTATATAAAATGTACACATAAGAGGTATAGGTATGTTGACTAAAATAAAACTATATGGTCATTTAAGAGAGCTTACTGGTAATTCGTCTTTTGATGCAAAAGTTAGTAATACTGCTGAAGCTGTAAGATTTTTAGTATCTAATTTTCCATTATTGGAACATGAGATGGCAAATCAATATTATAGGGTCAGTGTAAATAATGTAGATATAGATAAAACTGAATTACACGATCCAGTGGGTATTGCTGAGATAAAAATAGTACCTGTTATAGCTGGAAGTGGAAGAGGTTTTGGAAAAATATTGTTAGGAGCAGCTTTGATTGGTTTGGCTTTTCTCGTACCTGCGTCTGTACCGTTTGCTCCTTTAAAACTTGGTGGTGGAGCATTGTTTACTGGAGGAACATTTTTTACTAAAGGATTAGCTTATATAGGAGCTTATCTAGTGTTATCAGGTATTTCTGATTTATTTACACCAGAACAAAAACCAGAAGCAGAAGATCCTTTGTCAGCTAGTTTTTCTAATGCTGTTAATACTACGCTTGCTACAGTTCCGATACCTATTGTATATGGTGAATATATAGTTGGTTCTATAGTTGCAAGTGCTGGAATAGATACTTCTGATCTTGGTGAAAGCGATAATATTCCAACAAGCACTATTGTAGGTGAGGATGGTAATACAATTTCAATACCTTTAGATGATGACCAAAATTATATATCAAGTTTTGGTATAGACACTGATAATTTTGATGATGATGAAGATTCGAGTGAATTAACATATTATAGAATTTTCCGTAAAAATAATTCAACCTCATTATCTACAGAGGTTATTTTTAACGGTGTATATTATAAAGGTGAAGATTATCCAATAAATTCAGATGATTATAATGAGATATTAGATAATTTTAAAAATAATAATAAAAATCAATTTAATTTTGGTTTACCTGTAAATGGTGATCAAAATGAATTTTTCTATCCTGCTAAATTAATGGAGGATAGAGCTTTCGATGGTACTACTATGATTCCTAATCAAGATGCTGCTACTTGTGGTATTAACGATGATGGTAATGACAATATATCTTTTAATTATTGTTTTAACGGTTTTCTTTATAGTGTAATTAGAGGAACACAAGTAAGTGATTAAATTATGACTAAAAAGAAAAAAACTTTTATAGCTGGTCAGTTTGGAGGCCCAAGACAACCTACTAGAGAACCTGATACATTAAATAGCTCAGAAATTGCAAAAGTGATTGATATTATTTCAGAAGGTTTAACAGAAGGTTTTGCAACTCCATCTAAATTATTAAATAATAAGCTAAATGAAAATAAAGAAATATATCAACTTTCTAATGAAGATAAGCAAACATATATAAAAGTTGCTCAAGAAGATATTTTCTTGGATGATATTCCAATCAGAAACAAAGGTAGTGAAAATGCTAATTTTAATAATTTTGGTAAAAACACATCATCTTTAGATGTAAGACGAGGATCAGAAAATCAAGGGACAATAACTACAATGGGGGTTTTGCAGACTGAAAAAATTCACTCCATAAATTTAAAAGTAACTAAAGCCACCTCAAGAAGTTTCGATATAACAGTTTCAAGACCCTCATTATCGTCAACTCAATCTTTAGCTCCAGAAGCAGTTAAAGTTACTTTAAGTACTTCTAGTTTGCAAGAGTCTAATGATAAAGGTGATTTATTAGGAAGAAAAGTAGAATATAAAATATTTTTTCAATATGTAGGAGTTCAATCAGACCCATCTCCTACTTTAATGTTTAGTGGTGCCTTTGATGGTAGAACTGGTGATCAATATAGAAGAGAGCATATTTTCCCAACAGAGAGTTTTAGAAAGGATATCCATAAGAGATATCCTCTAAAAATTACAGTGGAACGAATTACAGCATCTAATGATAATAATGATCAGATACAAGATGACATATTTCTCTCTTCTATAACAGAAATACAAAAACCTACATCAGATTATCAAGGTGCAACTTTATCTACTGATGTAAGAATTGATAATGGAAGAGGCACTCTTGTTCATGTACAAGATGGTCAGTTTAGTTATCCTTACACTGCATATAGTTTTTTAAAGTTTGATGCTTATGAGTTTCAAAGTATTCCAAAAAGAACATTTCGTTATCGAGGCGTAAAAGTAAGAATCCCTTCCCCAAATGGAGGTCATACTCCTACTGTTGATATAACAGGTAACGGAAGAATAGAATATCCATCAGATTATATATTTTGTGGGCAGATAACTTCAGAGTTATTTTGGACAACAGATCCAGCCTTTATATTGTTAGATCTTTTATTAAATACTAGGTATGGATTTGGAAACTACATCAAAGAAGAAGAAGTCGATTTATTTTCTTTTTTTCAAGCAAGTAAATATTCTGCTCAATTAGTTAATACTCCTGATGGTTTAGAACCTAGATTTGCTTTTAGTGGAGTTATTAATAAATCTGTACAAGCTTTTGAAATTATTAAACAAGTTTGTGGAGTAATGAGGTGTTATCCTATATGGTCTGGAGGAAAACTTACACTTGTACAAGATAGACCTATAAATTATGACAGTACTGATTTAATTACTAATACAACTCCCACTTATATTTTTTCATTAGCTAATACTATAAACGGATTCTCGTATTCGGGAGTAAGTGCTAAAACTAGGCATGGAAAAGTTGTTATTGAGTATTTTAATATGGATACAAGACAGTTTGATACTGTCGTCATTACTAATAATACAGTTTTTGCAAAGACACATAATATTAAAAAAGTAAGAGCATTTGGTTGTACATCTTTTTATCAGGCAGTTAGATATGGTCGAAGTATTTTGTGGACAGAAAACAATGAAACAGATGTTGTCACTTTTGATGTTTCTATAGAAAGTGGTGTTGTAGTAAGGCCAGGTTCGGTGGTTGGGATAAATGATCCAGTAAGAGCAGGTATAAGAAGAGCAGGTAGAGTAAGTGCTGTTACTTTAAATGGAAGTGGTAATTTAACCTCTTTAACGATAGATGATAGCAATTCAACTGATTTACCTATTGTTGGTGATAGAACTATTTCAATTTTGGACAGTGCTGGAAAAGTAAGATTAGCCAATATTAGTAGTATTAGTGGTAAAGTTGTAAATTTATCTTCAGCTTTAGAACCTAGTACAAATGCGACTTTTCAAGCTAATACTGTTTGGTTAATTGAAAATAGTGTTAAATCGCAACTGTTTAGAATAGTCGATGTAGAGGAACAAGATGGAATCTTGTACAAGATGACAGGTATTCCATATAAATTCGAGAAATATGCAAATATTGATTTAGGAAATGACTTAAATGACCTACAAAACATAAAATTACAGACAACAAATAGAGGAACAAGTATTTTAAATACTGATAGAGGTGGCCCAGTTGATATAAGTGGTGTTACTAATTTAAGAGAAAAACAAGGACAAGTAATATCTGTTTTTACAGTTAGTTTTTCAAATGTTATTGGAATACAAAAATATTTAGTTAAGTATAAATTTAAACGTGGCTCTGTCAGTAATCAACAGACAAATATATTAGGCCAACCAACAGTAGTTAGTAACCCAAATGCTGAGTTTGGAGAATATTTAAGAGAATTTGTTACTGACGATTTAATCTTTGAAATCGAAAATGCATCTGTTGGTATTTATAGAGTTGAAATTTATTCAATTAATGCAGTAGGTCAAATAACAAAGAGTCCAACAATCAAAGAATTAACAAATGCAGGTTTATTTGCTGCACCATCATCTCCAACCAAGCTTAATGGTCAAATTAATGTTTTGTCATCAACATTGACATTAACATGGCCTTTATCTGGTGATATTGATGTGACTAGTAATGGTCATGTAATTATTAAATACAATTCGGATTCAAGTGGTAATGCATCATGGGGAAATTCTAGAGTAATAGCTATTGTTCATGGTTCGCAGACTACTCATACAGTATCTTTGCTTGCGGGAGAATATCTTATAAAATATCAAGATCAAACTCTAGTACAGTCAGATAATAGTGTCAGTGTCATAATATCTCAAGCGGATATTTTATCTAAAAAATTAATTGGAACGATCCAAGAAAATACAGGATTTAGTGGCTCTAAAACTGCATTAACTGTTAATAATAATGGGATGGAAATTAATCAAAGTGCAAGTAATATCTTAATTGATTCAATTACAGCAAATATAGATACGATCAGTGATTTTGATACTTTGGATGGAGATACGGGAGTGTTAGAAGGTGAGTATGAATTTAGTACTGTTTTAAATTTAGGAGCTAAGTTCTCAGGAGTTACTTTTGAAAGTATTGTAAGGTTCGAAGGTTTTAATGATAATTCTTTTTTTGATACGTATGTTCCATCAGTAATTCTTAATTCTGAGGGAGCTATTATTGGTGGTGGTGTTGATGCATTGACAAAGTTTGATGGTGATGTTTTAGAAAATGCCACTGCTTCATTAGAAATTCAAGCAAGTGATAATAATTCAACTTATACCAATCTCAATGATTTTATACAAACGACTTTGACAGGTCAGTATTTTAAATTCAAGTTAAAATTAAAAACTACGACAACAGCAGCAAATACAAGAATTATTCTTGGAGATCAAAATACCAATACATTAGGTAGTAGAGTTTTAATGGACTCAAGAATCGAAACAAGTGCTACGTTGACTACAGCAGGAGATCAAACAGTGGCTAGTAATACTCTTTACACGTTTACTAACGGATTTTTTGTAGGCACAGGTGCCACTACAGGTTTTGATGCTCCTTTACCATCTGTAACTATTAATCCGTTATCTTTAGGAACTGGTGAATTTTTTGAAGTGACTAATATATCTGGTACAGGATTTAATGTAGTGTTTAAAAATTCTAGTGGTGTACCTCAAACAGGAAAACAGTTTACATATACTGCTAGTGGCTTTGGTAAAAAGGTGTAATATAATAGAAATATATTATAAGTAGAATTAGATGGCTAACACGGATACAGTAATAGCAAATGCAAACGGTCAAACTGTAAGAGAAGATATACAGACAAATTTACAGGCTATAAAAGGCAATAATAGTAATAGTAGTTTACCAGCAGCAGGGGCTAATACTTTAATAAATTACATGACAATAGCAGAAACGGGTAGTGTCAACCAATTAAAAGTTCATACTGGAACCAGTAATACTTTTGTTCCTATTATTGACATATCTCAGGGAACATCTGCTGGAACTCATATTGCAAAACCTGGTACAACTGCTACTCCTGGTTATAGATTTTTAAATAGTTCGGGTACCGCAACTCAAACTGGCATGGGATTGCCAGCCGATAATAGGATTGGTTTTTTTCATGGGTCAACTGAAAGGATGTCCATATTAAACGATGGCAAAGTTGGAATTGGTACAACTGCTCCTGCTACAGGTCTACATGTGAACGAAAACGATGTAACAATACAAAGATCAACTTCTACTGACACAATACTAAATATAAAGAATACTGCTTCTGATTCTTCTGGAAGTGCGTATATAGATTTAAGTGCTGATCAAACTCATCAAGATTTTGGATTACGGGTTATTAGAAATAATGGTGAAAATAGCTCTTCTGCATTGCAACATCAGGGGACTGGGAATTTAATAATTCAATGTGAAAGCACTGGTTCCATTGATTTTGTGACCAATAAAAGTAACACTACAACAACTAAACATAAGCGTTGGGAAATAGTTGGAGATGCAGGTAGTGAAGGCAGTTTTATATCAAATCAGAGTAGTATAGCTAATGCTTTAACTAATGCTGGTGCTGCATTTCATATTAATGGAGATGCTTTCGAGGGATTGTCATTAGTAAAAAATAATTATGGTTGGGGTACTCCATTATTTATTCAATTATTAAATGCTAGTGGCAGTAGAAACCTATTAGAATTTCAATACAATACTGGTAGTTCTGGGACGGGGACAGCAGTTGGCTTTATTACTACTAACGGTACTTCAACAGCCTATGGAACCTCTTCCGATTATAGATTAAAAGAAAATGTTGTTGCTATCTCAGATGGTATTACAAGATTAAAAACATTAAAACCTTATAGATTTAATTTTATTTCCGATAAAGACACAACAGTTGATGGCTTCTTTGCTCATGAAGTGACAGCAGTACCAGAAGCAGTTATAGGTACAAAGGATGAAACTGACAGTGATAATAATCCAAAATATCAAGCAATAGATCAATCAAAAATAGTGCCTCTACTTGTAGCTGCATTACAGGAGGCAGTTGCTAAGATAGAAACATTAGAGACTAAAGTGGCTGTACTAGAAGGTAGCTAATGGCAATTATTCCTGGGAAAAAAAATTTTACTGTCGATAGAAGAGCCGATTTTCCTATTCGTCTTACATTTAAAGATTCAACTGGATCTGCTATAAATTTAACTGGTTACACTGTTGCAGCACAGGTTTATAACGAAGATAGAAGTACAAAGTTTGCTGATTGGACTGTTGCATATACTGATAGAGTTAATGGAATTGTAGATATTTCTTTAAGTGATACTGATACAACAAATTTTACTCCGAGCATTTTATTTTATGACGTATTACTAACAGAACCTGGAGGTAGCAAAAATTATTATTTAGAGGGTAAACTATTTATAAGTGAAGGCTATACAGTATGAGTAATTCCAATCAAGTTGTAGTTTCTCAGGTTTCTGATGTAACTACAGTTGAAATAACAACGCAAGGTCCACAAGGTCCAGCAGGGTCTATTTCTGGTATTGATTTTGATGTTTCTGGAAAAGTTGATAATGCTGTGCTGTATTATCACGCTGCTTCTGATACATTTAAAGCAGACAACACAACAACTAAACTAACACTCGTAGACGGAGGTAATTTCTGATGGCAAATACAATTAGAATTAAAAGATCCACTGGATCATCTAACCCTACCTCATTAGAAAATGCAGAAATAGCATTTAGAGAAGGTGATGAAGTATTAGTTATTGGTAAAGGTACAGGCGGATCAGGAGGATCTGCTACATCTATTGAACCTATTGGTGGTAAAGGGGCATTTTTTGATAAGGCAACAACAAGAAACGCAAATATTGTATTAGCTGGTCCGTCCAGTGGAAGTGCAGCTTCACCTACATTTAGAGCTTTAGCGTCAGATGATATTCCTTCGTTAGTTCATACAAAGATTTCTGATTTTGATACTGGTGTTCAAGCAAATAGATTAGATCAGATGGCAGCACCTACGGCTGCTGTTAGTGCAAACAGTCAGAAGATTACAAACTTGGCTACACCTACAAGTTCTGGTGATGCAGCAAGCAAACAATATGTTGATAATGTTAGTCAGGGATTAGATGTTAAGGATTCTGTAAAAGTAGCGAGTACTGCAAATGGAACATTATCTTCGGCTTTTGCTAATGGTCAGACAGTAGATGGTATAACTTTAGCAACAAATGATCGAATATTACTTAAAGATCAAAGTACTCAGACCGAAAATGGTATTTACACTGTCAATGCTTCTGGTGCTCCTACAAGGGCAGATGATTTTGCAAATGGAGCTACGGTAGCTGGTGCGTTTGCTTTTGTAGAACAGGGAACTGCTAACGCTGACTCAGGTTTTGTAGTAACCTCAAACAAAGGATCAGATATTGTAGGTACAAATAATATTGTTTTCGCACAGTTTTCTGGCAGTGGATCGGGTGTATCTGCTGGTGATGGTTTAGATAAAGCAGGTTCAGTAATGAGTGTAGATTTGAAAGCTAATGGTGGACTTGTTATTGAGTCTTCTGAAATAGCAGTTGATCTTGCTGCAAGTTCTATAACAGGAACTTTAGCTCTTGGTGATGGAGGAACAGGGGCTACAAGTGCTTCTGCGGCACGAACGGCTTTAGGTTTAGCAATCGGTTCTGATGTACAGGCTTTTGATGCACAATTATCTGATATTGCGGGTTTAACTCCAACAGATAGTAATTTTATTGTTGGCGATGGTTCTAACTTTGTTCTCGAATCGGGTGCAACTGCTAGGGCAAGTCTTGGAGCACAAGCATCAGCCACAGATTTGACGAATTTATCTTCGTGTCAATCAGGCGGATCTGCTGCTTTAGCTGCTCTTACTTCGACAGAGATTGAGATTTTAGATGGAGCAACTGTAACAACTGCGGAACTAAATTTAATTGATGGTGGAACTTCTGCCACTTCAACTACTTTGGCAGCAGCAGATAGATTTCTCTGTAATGATGCTGGAACAATGAAACAAGTTGCTTTATCTGATTTTGTAACTTTTCTTGAAGATGGATCTGTTTCTGGTTTTGTATTGGACGGAGGAACTTATTAAAAATTATTTATTAGGAGATTCTATCAATGGCTAACACTATAAGAAACAAAAGGGGTACAACAAAACCCTCAACTTCTGATTTAGTTACAGGAGAAATAGCCGTTAAAACAGATGATGCAAAATTATTTATTGAAAATGATTCTGGTCATGTTTTTGAAGTAGGTGAAACACTTGGAACTTTTAACAGTTCTACGATTACTTATACAGTTACAGTTGCTTCTAAAACATCTGCACATAGATATAACGGTACTGGATCTGGTCAAGGTTATAAAATAAATGGTATTTTTGCACCGTTTTTATCTTTAACACCTGGAAATACTTATAAATTTGATCAAGCCGATAGTTCAAATAGTGGACATCCTTTACGTTTTTATTTAGAGGCAGATAAAACTACAGCTTATACAACAAATGTCACTACAAGTGGAACTCCTGGTAGTAGCGGTGCATACACACAGATTGTCATAACAGATGCAACACCCATAATTCTGCACTATCAATGTTCTGCTCATGGTTATA